GTAGTGGTGAACCATTTGAAGACGGCACAGCTGGCCTTGCAGTTGGGAGTCGCAAAGCTCACCGGCAACTATGCAAGGCAGAGCCTGATCATGACGGAACTGAAGACGAAAACTGCTGCATTAACCAACGTGTATGCAGTCATGGCTGCAGCAGTCGTGGCCGCAGTGGTGGCCATCGTGGCATCGCTCAACAAACAGAGCCGGGCCCAGCAGATGTTGGGCGAGATTGAAGCGGAGGCCCGCAGGAATACAAGCGAGGACATCAAGCGCATCGAGATTCTTAAAGCGACCATCGAGAATGAGACGTTGAGTATTGACAACCGCCGCAAGGCCATCGAGGAACTGCAGAGCATCATCCCTGATTACCACGCTAGCCTCTCTGATGAAGGGGAACTTATCGGCCATAATGCCGAGGTGTTGGGTTTGTATGTAGAGCAGCTGAAGAACACGGCCAAGATCCAGGCGGCTTTGGCCAAGCTGCCGGAGGCCGAGGAACGTCTACGTAACATACAGAAGGAGGCTCCCGAGAACCTGACGAATGCAATGGTCTATGAGAAAACGGAGGGGCTGAGTCCGGAGGAAGCTGCAGGGCGTGCAGGGGCTTCTCCTGCGGCTTATCGGGTGTTCCGTTCTCAGCTGGAAGAAGCCAATGCTGAGGTCAAGCAACTGAACCGCATCATCGACAGTCTCACCGCACAAAACCAGTCGCTGGCTGACCAGGCAAAAGGGCTGCAGGTCAGCAAAGGGAATGGGGGTGACTCTGAGGATGAAGGTGGTGGTGGAAATAGTGGCGGTGATGACAAGGGGGACAAGAACCGAGACAAGTTCAAGGAGGAAAAGGAATGGCGTGAACGCCAGCAGGCAGAAATACGTATCAGCTATGCCCGTGGGGAAGCGGACTATGAGCAGTATCAAAAGAGGCTCGAAGAGATAGAAGTAGAGTATGGGCAGAGGATCCTTTCCCGGTCTGACCTCACGGCGCAGGAGCGTATCACGGCTGAAGCGGACTACTATGAGGCCATTGCGGCACAGACGAAGGCTGGGCTGCAGCGTACGAAAGAGGCGGAGGATGCTGCCTTCGAGGAGCAGAAAATGGCGCTTCAGCAGAGGTTCATCGACGGGGAAAGCACCACAGAGACGTACCAGGAGGCATTGCGTATGCTGGAGCTGGAGCACGCAAGGAAGATGGTGGACATCTATAAGGAGGGGACAAAGGAGAGACTTGCAGCCGAAAGGGCGTACCAGGATAAACTGTTGGCTGATGCTCAGAAGCGCAGGCAGAAGGTGGAAAACGAGGAGAAAAAGCATCAGCAGAAACTGGAGGCCATCAAGAAGGAGTACTTTGGCTTGAATGCCATGGAACGCCAGCAGGCTTTGTCCCAGGATCTGGAAGCGCTGAGAAAGGTGTATATGGATGAGGTACGTATTGCAGGGAACAACGCCAAGGAGAAACTGCGCATCGAAGAAGCGTATCAGAAGGCCAAGGCATCATTGATACGTAAGTACGGAGGGGAGGAGCTGAACGGGATGCAGGAGGCCACGCAGGCGGTGGTGGACTGGATGGACTCGGACGGTGGGCAGGCCGTCCTCGGAAGCTTCGATGCCATCGTGTCCGGCATGAGCAGCATCTTCAGCGGACTGTCTGACATCATACAGGCAGAGCTGGAGATTCAGACTGCCGCTATCAACAGACGCTATGACGCGGAAATCAGCTTCGCGGAGGGCAATACGTACAAGGTGAAGAAGCTGGAGCAGGAGAAGGAACAGGAAACGGCAAGGCTGAAGAACGAGGCTAACCGCAAGATGTTTGCCATGCAGGTGATGCAGGCGGTGGCGCAAACAGCTATGGCGGCCATCAACGCCTACAGTTCTGCAGCGCAAGTGCCTATGATTGGTTATATACTCGCACCTATAGCGGCAGCTATGGCAGTGGCAGCGGGTGCCATACAGATAGCAGCCATCAAGAAACAGCAGCAGGCATCAGAGGCACAAGGCTATGCCGAGGGCGGCTTTACGCCGAAGGGTCCAAAGGACATGGAAGTGGGAGTAGTCCATGCCGGGGAATGGGTGGCGTCGCAGGCATTGGTGAACTCACCAGCAGCACGCCCGATGATTGAGGCATTGGACTATGCGCAGCGGACGAATACAATAGGCACACTGCGCAGTGAGGATGTGTCAAGGACGATCACGGCTCCGGCTGTCATCGCACGGCAGAGTGAGGACGGACGATTGCAGCGGTCAATGGCCGCAACGGCAGCGGCGTTGTCTGAGTATTCCTCGGCCATTGACAAACTCAACCGCAGGTTGAATGAGCCGTTTGTGACTGTCAACACAGTGGAAGGAGACCGCGGAATCAAGAGGGCACAGGATGAATATGATAACCTGATGCGCAACAAAACGCCTCGGTCACAGAGAAGCTGAGTAAGATATTAAATAATAGTACGCGCACACGCGCATGTAATAGATTTAAGGTATGACTATACTGATCGACGACAAAGAGGCCATCCTGAAGAAGGGAAGCAGCTTCGACTATATCTCAGAGAACAGACTTTTTACTGGGTCTGACAGCTACACGCTGACCATGACGTTCCCATTGGCAGATTGCCCGCAGAACAGGGCTATCTTCGGGAACATTGACCGCAAGGATGTGGTCAAGGAAAAGGTGGTGTATGACTGTGTGATAATGCATGGCTCCATGTACCGGCAGGGGGTGGTGACTATCACAGAGGTTACGGACAAGGAGGTGAAGACGCAGTTCCTGGAAGGGCGCAGCGCCCAGAACTTCGAGAGCACGTTTGATAACACGTACATCAATGAATTTGAATGGGGGCAGTATCTCACGGGACTGGCAAAGAACTATTCACCGGCAAGCATGTGGGAGGTACATGATTCCAGATACCCGAATTCTGTTTCATTGCCATGGGTGAACAGTTATTCGGGCAATATCCAGAATGAAGCCAGATGGGACAGCGACCATGGAAACTATACATGGGTATATCGGGCTGGGAACGGGCAGAACAAGATGAAACTCTCGCAGCAGCCGTTCCTCATCTACGCCGTGGAAGAGATACTGATGGAACAGGGATATACGGCTGACCTGTCAGAATGGAGGGATACAGTGCACAGGTTCTTACTCATCTGTAACACGCTGCCTGCTGCATGGGACGTTCCTTCATTTGCAAGGGCCATGCCGCATTGGTCTATTACGGAACTGCTGCATCAGGTGGAGCTGCTGCTGAACGGGGAGTTTGACATTGACCATAAACGCAAGAAGGTGACATTCCACTTTACCGCAAGCATCATCCATGAGCTCTACGATGAGGTCATCGATACGGTCCTGGACGATTACAAGGTGGATATCTCTTCGGAGGCGAATGACAAGTTCCTGCCTGCCAAGAAAAAGCAGTATGCAGACTGCGACCACAACGCATGGAAGTATTATTCCTCGCCATGGGTGCTGAAAACGCTGTGGGATAAGATAAGGACTTACGACACCATGAGCGACTTCCTTGGCACATGCCATGACCTCAACAATATCATCATGCAGTATAATGACAGCCAGGAGCAGGCTGAGAACATGGTGCTCATTCACTGCATCCATTATGTACGATCAGTGGATACGTACTTCGCTTTCCGCAATACAAGCATGGTGACACGCGAAGGGGTAGCGGTCACGGATGGAGAGGTAGTGCCAAGCGGGAGCTACTGGGTGTACTCACGCCAGTACGCTCCGGTGCCCATCAACATCTTCGGCGACCGAAGGATAACACCGGGGGAGAATGAGAAGGTGCAGGAGATAAAGATGGTGCCGGCATGGCTCGATGAGACGGATGATGAGCATGGTTTCATGTTGTTCTTGCAGATGAACAACTATGACGAGGCAGCGGAAGACAACCTTGGAGCAAGAGACGCTTCCCAGCTGGTCAATCCGCTGCCGCTGGCTATCATCGCACAAGGGGAGCAGCTGGGGGTCAAGGAATACTACGATAAGATATACCTGGCATACTGGAATGGCAGTCTGCCGCAGCATGAAGTGCCGATGCCATGTGTGGATAAAATCATGATTGATGCGCACTGGCAGTATAAACAGTATCCGTTTTCACTGCGCTTTGATTCAAGCGACGCCATCAATTACCCTCAATACGATGTGGATTTGAAGAAGAAATATACCTTCTCCTTCCTTTCTGACCGCATACCCAATCCACGCGCCATCTTCCGTATTGACGGACTCCGCTACATCTGTGAAAGGATTACTTCCACGTTCACGGAGCAAGGGCTATCTAAGAAAATGAAGGGAATATTCTATAGACTTTTATAAGAAAGCTTCGTGATTTTGTTGTTGGGGGAAACAAAACTTCAAAGGTTTTTGTAGTTTGATCGTACCCCTATAAAAGATTGAAGCAGAGGTTGCGCTTCCTCTGCTTCAATCTTATCTTGACTTAGTTTCCCGAATGGCCGAAGTATTTGTTCAATGTCTCGGCATGACGCTGGATGGTGGTTTTGAGAATCTTCGCATATACCTGAGTTGTTCTCACATCCTTATGTCCGAGCATACGGGCAAGGTTCTCAATAGGGATGTCCTTGGAGAGAACCAAGGTGGCGAAGGTGTGGCGAGCCAGGTGGGTGGTCAAGGACTTGTTGAAATTCAGTCGTGCTTCTATCAAATGAAGAAAGTCATTGTACTTCTGATTAGATAAACGCGGAAGGCGGAAGTTGTACATGCGCAGAACATCCATCGCCGGAGGAAGGATTGGGGTAAAGAAGTTAGTACCTGTCTTGATACGGCTTCCGTCTATATAATAGATATCACCCAATTTTTCGGTCATTGAGTTGAAATCAAATGCCTGAGCATCGCAGTAGGCAAGGCCGGTGAAGCAAGAGAAGATGAACAGGTCGCGGGCTTTCTCTTCCTTTCCGCGAAGCTCTACAGTACGGAGTTTGGTTATCTCTTCCTCGGTCAGAGGACGGCGTTCAGCGGCATGACCGGTGGGGATTGTGACAGCCTTGTATGGGTCGCGGTCGATGTGTCCATACTCAAAGGCTTTCAAAACATAGCGGTGAAGGCGTTTGTGGTAGCTCTTCACGGTAGTTTCCGTTCTGGTACCATCTGCCTTTAGCCATTTATGGTACTCCAGTATATTGGCAGGAGTGAGGTCGCTGAAGGACTTGATCCGACCGAAGTCAAGAAGTGAACGGAAGACAACTTCACGAGCCTTGCGGGTTGAACGATCAATCTTCTCTGCAGCCAACTCATCATGAAAGAAGTCAATAAAGCCGTTTCTGGAAGTCTTAACTTTCTCTGCCTCGACTTCGGTTTGGGGTTTGACCGGTTCAATGCCCAGACGCTTGTTGAGAGAGTCCAAAGTGATAGGATCGCCCAAGGTGTACATAGCCTGAACGATAGAATTGTAATAATCAACTTTAGCCTGAAGAGTGACGCTGACTGAGTATTTTGCCCATTCATCAGCAGTGAGTTCAACAAGAGGGATGTACTTTCTGCAGTCCCTGCTTGCATAGATTTGGATTTCTACTAATCCGTGACCTTTCTTCTGTAAGGTCTTGCGTCTATCAAAGACGACTTTAACATAATTCTTTGCCATAGTATTTTTAGGCTTTAAGGCGCAAGTCGCTTTGTAAGAAATCT